CTGCTAAAGCTTGGGCTATTAAATGGCCTGAGTTGGGCGAGCCTGTAGTGGGTGCCTAGGCGCGCCCCTTGACCGGGTATTTTTCTCGTAGATCTATCCCGCTTGTTCTCTGTGCCGCCGTCGTGCAGATAAAATAGAGCTAATAAGAGAAACGAGTTTTATGTTTCCCGCGTTGTTTAACGTTACGCTTTACATCATTTACGTTTACGCTTGGTGTTATTGCTGTGGAAACAGGACTGAGAATGTCGAGAAAGAAGAACAACAACACGAAGAGGCCTCGCAAGCCCCGTGCGCGAAAGAGCGCGAAGCAGTTGAAGACCACTAATTCCAGGACTACTAAGTCTGGTTTGGCTCCTGCAATGCGCATGCCAACAGTTGTGAGAAGTCAACAGAGCAGTACAAAGAAAATGTCTAAGATGGCCATTGTCCATCAAGTCTGTGCCATCACAGATCCCTTTTGCATTCATGCAAAGAATGCGAAATATCCAGATGGGAAGGGAATTGGGTCTTTACCCATGCAACTTCGTGGTACACAAAATATCACAACAGGAACCACAGCACTCCAATCACAAGGAGGTGCTTGTTACGTTTTCACTGGCTCGTTGCCTTTCTGCTTTAATGGCTCAAATGACGCTAATACGTCACCTGGCAACTGGCGACTTTCAGCGGTTAATCAAAATCCATTCGCAGCAACGAATTTCACGAGCTACGCCGATAAGTATCGCGTAGTCTCATGGGGCATAATTATTAGATCAATTGTCCCCGCCACGACCGCACAAGGATTTCTTACGGTTTCTAGACTGAACGATTTCCCTGCCATTTCTACTGACCAACCTGTTGGTTCTATGATTGGTGTTGAGGTCAAGAACTATCCAATAGTTCCTGGTATGGAGATTCACGTAACTGGACTCAGAGTTGGCGCTGATTCTGAGAGGTTTGTGTCTTTGGACACTAGTACAACCGATAATATCGGGTGGGATACCATTAAGCTGGAACTCACTGGGGCAGCTACTGCTGACTCGGTGAAAGTACTCAATGTGGAGATTGTTTTCAATGTGGAGTTTACTCTCCTATTGGCAAATCAAGCTCTCTCACAATTTGTCACACCTCCCAAACCTGCTAACAATACCGTGTTACAGGCTTCTGCTAAGATGCAATCTAGCGTTTCTACAATTATGGACGCTGGCAGTTCAAAGGTTGGTAGCTTTCTTGAGAAAGCGGCCTCCTCTGCCCTTGATGATATCATCTCAAGCGGATTCGCACTACTTGGACTCTAGTTGTCCGCATAAGAGCACCTATGTCTTTAAACATGGAGAGGCTATTATCTAGACTGAACGTCTTTGATAATAACATTTAAATCAAATAAAATAATAAATTGTG